TAACGTATAACTCACGATACACAATAAGTTGTTGATCAGGTGATACAGCAAACCAAACGACAGCAGAGTAAGAACCATAACCGTAATCGCAGGCACGGAACTTAACCCAATTACGAGGTATATCAAAAGGCTCAACCACGTGAACGGACCTATTGAATTCAGGAAACGCTGCGCCTTCTGCAACATCCCAATTACCCTCTAATAATTGCTTTCGTTGATGCTCTGGCAATGAAAGAAGCATTGCCTCATAATCACCCTGCTCGTACAAGTATGGGTTATCCACTAGCATAGCAGGAATAAATTTACGCTTGAATAATGGTTCACCGGCCTTGCTGTGTCCGTTAGGGTACATTAAAACTTTGTTTGTGTCAATATCAGTTGCATTGAATGCTTTATTTGGTGGAGCAGGATCAATGAACATTTTTTTTACCCACGCATGTCCGGGACCGCCAGGGTTGGTTGTGCCTCGCATATAAACAGGCAAGTCGCCTGCTGTGCTCCGTAAACGAGAACGCATATAGTTCCAAGCAAATGGAGTAGGCCACTGTGTCAATTCGTCAAAGCCTACCCAACTAAACGCTAAACCTTGATATCGCATAACGTCTTCGTCCCGATCTAGATACGAAAACCAAAGTCTTGCGCCTGAAGGGGCAGTCCACTGCATCTTCCTTTCTGACCACTTGATTCCTGGCCAGATCTTTGGATACATTTCCTGTGACTTCCAAATCAGTTCCCGAAGCTCTTCCGTGGTATGTCGAAGCAATAACCCGCTGAATGATGGGTGTCCCATGAAACGTAAAGGATCAGCCAACATTGCATAAGACTTACCACCGCCTGCGGCACCTCCATACAATACCTCTCTTTCACCCGCCGCTAAGAATTCTGTTTGCGGACCCGGATTTGGTTTGAAGATAACATTATGTTCTTCTTCTGGCCGAATAGGTTCAAACTCTTCTTGCTCAGTAGGATTCTGTTGGACTACAACCTTCGGTTCTTTTCGTCGCGCCGATGCGGGTTTTTTCAATCCTTTCCGCTTCCGCGATGGCCTTTTTGTACCTTCTGGCCCACTCGCGGATAGTTGCAACTCGTCTTTTGTTTGATTGCTCACTTTCGACTCGTTTCTTTAGTCCTACATGTGAAATACTTCGACCTGTCTGTTTTGTCAGCCAGTTCGCGACTTCCCTGTAACTGTATTGTTTTAAATATTCTTTAGCTTTTTCTAACGCTCTAAGTTCACGCGGAATAGGCAACAGCATGTCGCTATCTTCAGGATCTTCTGTATACCCAAATGGAACTGTTCTAGCAATTCTAGGTATCGCAAGAAAGTCGTCATCATTAACTATATTTTCTGGTTGAGGAAGTATCCACTTACCAGCAGATCTATCTGTCATATCTATTCAGCGTTTTTAGGTGGTAAGATCATTACTCCACCCGAAGCCTCTACTTGTATTTTTTCTGATTTAATAATGCCTACGCGATCCATGACTTCTTTTGCCGCTTGCATTTTTTCTTTAATGCCCAATTCAGTAGGATCAATTAAAGCACCAGTCATTGCTACAGCGGCTAAAGGAGCATTTCTAGCAAGGTACAGATTTGTTTTTTCAATGATCTCTTCTTTTAATGTGTTAACAATTTCAGTTGTTGAATTTTGATCCGAATACCCTGCCAACTTTTTGGCTTGCACAACATTACCCTGTGCCTCATCAAAAAGCACATCTAGGAACTTCTGTTGTTTTTCTGTTAATTGACGGGCCATTTTACTTTACCTTTCTATATGCTCTAGTTTTCTGTGCCACTTTCTTAGGCTGTGCAACAAACTGTGCGCCTTTCTTCTTGCCCGCTCGCTTGGCTTTCGTAGTAGCGGCATACTCTTTGGCCGAAAGAGCCTTGATAGCTCTCTCCGGTAGATAACGCTCCCCTGTAGCTTTCGGGCCTTGAGTAGATGGCTTGCCACTCTTGGTACGCCACTTTTGCTTTGTCCAAGCTTTCAGACTGCGTTGTGGTGCTTTCATGACCTGTATCCGCCACCCTTTGCTTTGTATTGTTTTGCAAGCATCTGAGCCTTTCTAGCTGACCATTGTCCGGGTGCACCGCCTTTTCCGCCTGCCTTAATTGAGTTGAATAAACGCTTGCGCATACCGGGTCGTGTGTAGTTACCTGCGGCATTGACTGTACTCCCTCCCTTTGCCATGTTGACTGCATTCATTGGACTTGACTTAGCCCTACCGCCACTCAACATTTTAGTAGCCTTAGTTAAATTTTTTGCCTGATTTGCATGGGATTTAGAAGCTTTCTTCAAACTTTTGACAACCTTATTAAGAATTGATTTACTTTGTTTACTCATTATCATCATCTCTGCTGGACCAGTAGTCATCCCCATAGCTATGAAAAATTTCTGTACCACTAGGTATATTCTCTAACGCAATAAACACAATTAAATCCGTGTTTTCTTCGTGCGCCTGCCACTCAGCATTTGGAGTATCTGAGTGATTGTAAAGCATTGCATAACCTAAAGGGGCTATTGATCTTTCATCGTCTGTAAACGGAGTACCAAAGAAGTAATCATTTAAAATAGAAGTATCTTCTACTTCATCTTTTTCTATAGGAATAAAAGGGCAATACTCAATGATTTCACCCTCTTTTATAAAGCCAGAAGCAAATACTCCAAATCCATGTATTTCAGATTCTTTTACTTGAATCTTTAGCACGGACTACTTCTTTTTAGTGGACATTCCACCGCGCATCATTTTCTTTTTAGCGGTCTTAGCCATTCCACCGCCACGCATCATCTTCTTCTTGGTGGACATTCCGCCACGCATCATTTTTTTCTTAGCAGTTTTAGCCATTCCGCCACCGCGCATCATTTTTTTCTTGGCAGACTTCATCTTACCCGGCATTTCGTAATCCTCTTCTGTATAGAACTAAACTTTCGTATATATCTTTTGGAAAGTGCTTGTAGTATCCACTTTTCTCCAGACTCATTGCCGCATCATCTAGAACAGACAGCCGCTGAATAAACACCATTGCGTAATCAAGCTCTGAGTCATTCAAACACTCTACATCTTCTAGAAAATACAACCCTGCTTCAGAGGGACTATAGTCTGGATGAAATAACATTAAATGAATGTCTTTACCCAAAGCTGAAAGAACCTCGTTAATCCCATCACAAAAACCATCAAGGTACTCCATGTCGGGATATTCTTCTTCCGCCCATATGACAATGTCATACGGATGTGTGAAATATTCTTCTATTTGCTTAACTAGACCATCAAGTCCAGTATTAATATCAAACTTAACTTTGTCTTCATGCCAAGCTTTCTTTGCATATGGGCATGGTGGCAACCCGTTCAGCATGGACGATGGGACTTCTAAAAACTCTCTAGACCACTGCCGTATTTCTTCGGCTATACTATTTAGAGCCACGGCCCTTTACCATTCCGCCTTTTTTCATGAAGCCCATTTTGTTGCGTACAGATTTAGGTAAGTTTGGCAATCCTTTATTGTCAGCAGGAATAGGTTTTAAATTATCTACTACAGATCCGCCTGTAGCGTAGTTGTGTTGGTAAGTCTTGCCGCCTTTCCCTTTAGCCATACCGCCATCCATCATGTCAGGGCGACCTTCTTTTTTACTAAGCTCCCGTAACCCGCTTTGGACAATACGAGATTTTAATTCCGCAGGATTTGATGTGCCGTACTTGTCAACAAGCTTTTGCGGTATTATTTCCATGTCGGCCTGAAGAAACTCTTTTTCGTACAACTCAGGAAGATCTGGTTTTTCCATTGGTGCTGGTGCGTTTGGCATTATTTAATCCTTTTTACTTCGCTAATTTTGTGGTGTATTTTTTACCGTTCCAAGTAAAGGTTTTAGCACCTTTGTTACGGAAATGTCGGAATGCTTCTTTAAATGATACGCCACCTCTAGACACACCCACATTGTAATTTTTTGTCTTGCGGGCCTTAGTAGCTGCATCTACACGTTTTTTGTCTTGTTTTTGTTGTTCTTGTTTCGCAGATTTTGCTTTTTGTTCTATAATTCTAGATACTTCAGCTTCACTTTTGCCTTTATACAAACTTCCGTCACCTAGCTTTTCTGCAGACAAAAGACCTAACACTCCTGTAGCACGAGCAAGTTTTTTAGCCAACTTAAGACCATCTGCTGATGTTTTCGTAATACTAGAAAGTGTTCCTTTCGGTGCTGGTCTCTGCGGTCCACGAGTATTCTTTTTACGGTCTTCTGTACGAAGTTCCGCATCTTTACGATTTCTGGCATCTTGTGCTGGAGAAATCATCATACTGCGAACGCCTTTAGGAATATTTTTTTCTGCAATGCGACGAGCTTGCACTCTAGAGCGACGAGTTCCAGCAGGAGATTTTTTAGCAGCCTCCCTCAACCTTTTGCGGGCTTCGGACTTTTTTTCTGCTTCTTTTTCTAATTTAGTTAGTTCTTCTTTAGAAAGTTCAACATTTAATTTTTTGCGTTTCTGCTGGCCTCTAGTTGCCATAGCGATTAACTCCTTGGATTCTTTTTACGAGCAGTCTTAGTTCTAGCAACCGAACGATTAACACTTCGTGGTTGCACAGATAGCCGACTATTGTTTAATGGATTACCTGTTGTGTGATGTACATCTTTACCATCGCCTTTTTTGACTTTGCCGCCAGCCATCATTTTAGCTCGTGCTGAATTACGTGAGGCTCTAGCCTTCTTCTGTGCGGGCTTGCTGTGGTAGTTAGCGTATTCTTTTTTGTAATTACGCTTAGCTACCATTTCTTACATGACCAGTATCGTGCTGAGAACTTGTCTGTTGCAGTATCACAATTGTGACGAGCACGGAATGACTTACGTCTCTCAGGGTTGTCCTTCTTGATCTCCATGTTGGGATCACCGTAACGGACTATCTTAATCTGATCGCCTTTCTTAGCAAGTACGGCAAACTTTTTGTTGGCACCTGGAGTGCGCTTAGGCTTGTTAAAACCAGCGAATGTTTCTCCACGGTATTTGATACGACCGGAGGGTAACCGTTCTACATCTTTAGTTGTTGCCACCGTCTTTCCAGCCTGCCTCTTTCATGTACTCCTCTGCTTGATCCAGAGAAATAGTGACTTTAAATCGTTCTTCCAACGCGGCCCGGACGAAAAATACGTCCGAATGAGGAATATGAATACCTTCCAGAGATACATCATTCTCTAGAAGATCATATACTTTTTCTAAGAAACCCTCTTCAGTAGGGTACGAATGGAACATAGTTGTATGTATAGGTGAAAAAAAGTCAAGAACTTTTTAGGTGAGCGTACAGAATTGTACAGATACTTATGCTTAAATAAATTACATATGATGTGTTTCATTTAAGTATACACTTGTCGGTGACTTTTACAAGAATTTTTGTAAGATTTTGTAAATGCTGCATATCATATGTATGTCCTACGGACGTAGTTATACCTGTTTCATAAAATGTGTCAAGCATTTTGTGTGTGGCAGGTCGAATGCGTAGATGTATGTATATCAATAGGTTACATCGCATTCCAAGAATGTGTCATTTTTGTGTGCAGTATAAGTGGTTAACACTTTAATTTTTCACTTCTGTGTATTTGTGTGTATATACGTACGTGGTACCGGGGTGTGGCCCATGCCCGCCCCCGTCATAAATAAATAAATCATTGATTCTGCAGGCAAAATAAAAGAATCATTAGCTAAATCAAGCATTTAAAGTGATTTGCAAATGGTATGAAATCATTTGCTATGCTTAATCGGTGGGTGATTGTGTGAATTTGTGGGAGTGATGATGTGTTTGACGTGATGCATCTTTTACCACCCACCCGTCATGCTTCACACACACCACCACCCACCCCAAATGATGGTCACATATCATGCCCACAAGCTGACCGATCACCCGATCTAATCACGCGGAACTTTTCACATGCATTGGCCACCCGAAAACGGACATTTTAAACAGCGATTCAAAAACTTTTTTTCGCCCCATTTGTAAAACGGTTTTTATCTCACGATTCAAGTTTGCATTTTCAGGATGCGAATCGGGCTGCAACCCGCGCCACACCTGGCCTCCAGCCGATTTTGCTACCCTGATTTTTCGCATGTTTTTACTCGCGTTTTGAATCTTAAAAAAGCACCCATTTATAAAACGGTTTTTAACCCATGAAAAAAACTTTTGAACTTTTCCGGATTGTCATTGTCTAAACATTCAATACCGGACAAAACTGGTATTCATTTTCCAAACACACAAGAGGATATGGAAATGCAAAACGCAAACAACAACACAAACGCTCTGAACGTAATCAGTCTTTTTGATGGTCACGGTTGCGGATGGCAGGCACTAAAAAACAATGGCCACCAATTAGGCTTTTGTTGGGGTGTCGAAATCGACAAGTACCCACGTGCGATCTGCCAGAAGAACCATCCGGAAGTAAGACACCATGACGACGTGCGGACGTTTACACGTGCCAATCACGGATGGGGTTTCAAGTTTGATCTCGTCATGGGTGGTTCACCCTGCCAAGATTTGTCGGTCGCTTCGCCAGATCGTAAAGGATTGGACGGTGAAAGATCTGGGTTGTTTTGGGAATTCGTCCGCATCGTCGAAGAGTTTAAACCAAAGTATTTTTTCTTAGAGAATGTGGTGATGAAACAAGACCAAGCCGACATCATTTCAGAAGCTTTGGGAGTCCAACCAATCACTATCAATTCTAAAAAGTTTTCGGCACAAGCACGGACGCGCATGTATTGGACGAATATTCCATTGGAAACCGTGCCCGAATCTGATTCGCCAATTGTCCTGCAAGATATCCTTGAAGATGGATACGTCACGGATCGCGCAAAAGCTTTGTGCATCGACGCTAACTATTTCAAGGGTGGGAACTTGAAACAGTATTTTGAAAAGCACCGTCGTCAATTGGCATTTTCTGCAGATGGTTTGTGTCACGTCGCGGATGCGGATCTTAAAGGTCTTGAAGTGATCCGTCGCGTTTATCATCCTGCAGGCAAAGCACCCACGCTCACCACAATGCAGGGTGGCCACCGTGAACCAAAAGTGATTACTTCCGACACTACATGGCGCAAGCTCACACCGATAGAGTGTCTACGTTTGTCTGGTCTTCCAGATGATTATGCGGACGGCGTGACGGTGGAAGACCATCACGGGAAACAGCGACCAATCAGCAATTCGCGAGTCTACAAAGCTTGTGGTAATGGGTGGGAAGTGAACACCGTTACATGGTTATTCCAGAATATCTAAAGAGTGATCCGCCAATGTCCATCTTTCGGGGTGGACATTATCGGAATCATTCCGACCACGTAAAACCTAAATGAGGATTTTCAAACATGGGTAACAAAGCACAAAAAATCAGCGGATACGTTTTCTACCGTGGCGCATCTAAACTAGATCCGACTAAAAACATCGTCGGGATTCTCACCCTTGAATCGTCGAACGATAAAACTGGAAACATGGCGAGCACGTGGTATCTGGTCGAAGATATCGCGCCACAAGACGCACAAAAGTCTGGTGAGGATTCCGCGATCTGCGGGAAGTGTCCACACCGTGGTGGTTCGTGTTATGTGCTCACGTTCCAAGCACCACTAAACATCTGGAAGAATTACCAAGCAGGAAAGTATCCAGACATTGCCATTGATGATTTAGCGGATATTGTCCGGATGCGGAAGCTTGATGTTCGGTTTGGTGCTTATGGTGATCCTGCAAGTGTCGCGACCGAATACACGGCGAAGCTTGCAGAAAATGCAGACACCGTGACCGGATACACTCACCAATGGATGCACAAGCATTTTGATGCGGAATTGTTGCGCTATTGCATGGCATCCGTGGACAACGAAAAACAAACCGTGCACGTGGCCAAGATGCACCCCACGATCAAACCACGCTATTACCGCGTCAAACGCGAGGATGCGCCATTGATCCGTGGCGAGATTGAATGTCCGCACTACGCGACCAAGATCCAATGTCGGGCATGCGGTTTGTGCGATGGTTCCAGACGTGACCATGCGTCAATCGTGGTAAACGTCCACGGCGCACAATGGAAGCAGGACAAATTTAATCTGATCGCCAAAGGGTAGCTGTTCGGGGTGGTCTTGATTGATCACCCCATTTTTTTTCTGTAGCGCAGGGCTGCAAACTACTATCACGTGACTGTGCTCGTTCTGCATAGGACGTGACCGTGCCTGAGTTTGGCCAGGAATCGACGTGCCCGATTGAAAAAAATATTTTTGATCCGGCGGAACTTTTCAGACGTGCCATTGGTCCAAGAATTACAAACAAACAAGGAGTCAATCATGACAGAAGCAAAATGGGTGGAGCAGATCTCCAAATTCTTGAACGGCAAAACGGTGAAAGCTGTCCGCTACATGACACCGGAAGAAGCCGGTGATTGGTACGAACGTCCAATCGTGATCATCTTCAGTGATGGTTCGTTTATCGTGCCTATGGCAGATGATGAAGGAAACAATGGTGGCGCAATGTACACGTCAGACGATGCGCTTTCCGTCATCCCAGTGATGCAATAAAAATTTTTTTCACTGATCGCGGAACTTTTCTGAAACGTGCTTGTCTAATAGGCATAACAAACAAAAAAGGAGAATTTATGAGCAACCCTTATCGCACATATGAGTTCCAATACATTACCGATTTGGAACAGAAAAAAGGCATCTCACTTGACGATGGTGAGTTTGTAACCATCCGTGCTGTCAACTCCGGTAGAGCATGGGATGAATTTAAAGAATGGGCCAGATTTAGTAAAGAATCTGTTGGTGAAGTTGAACTGATCGGGAGTTACCAAGAATGAGAGATGCATTGTACGCTGAACGTGAATTCGGCAAATACAGCACCGAATGGGATGAAGCAATGAACGCAGAACTGGAAGTAGTTCGCCATGCATACTTTGAGTCCATATGGGCTGAGTTTATGTATTCGGTCAAACTGCCGAACAGCATGACGAATCTGAAAATGATTTCTACGTTTGATGGTGATCAGCCATCCTATCAATCTGAAGATCGTTTCGTGGCTATCCTTTTCCATCTGGGCATCCACCCAATGGATTACCGGACAATTGCAGATTACCCACGGCATGGTGACACCCTGCGATTCGGTTTCCGCACACTGAAAGATGCGAATGCATTCTTAAAAGATGTGCTTTACCGTAAGGCATTGGCAGAAACGTCGTATGACCGTCAGGCTGCCCAGTATTACAAAGACCACCCAGATGCAACACGGAGTGATTTCTAATGAACGATAGATACGGGTTACCCGAAATCAGCACGAGCGTGATCGTGCGAGTCTTGGATGCACGTGTAGGTGACTACCTACATGATTCAGATCCACAACATGACTCATTCTTTGAAGATGTGCCTAAAGAAGATCTTCAAAAACTGGAAAATGTTTTACGCAATGTCCTGAAAGAATTTGCACACACTGTTGTGGAGCGTGTTCAGACTCAAGCATTAGATGGGTATGAGTTAGCAAGGAGCGAAGACTAATGGTGATGTCAATTCGGTATCACGTGTTTGGAACATTTGGTGCGGTACGCATCAAGTGGTTCAGCACAAACTGCCAAGCGGAAGCGAAGGCGAAACTAGCGGAACTGCAGGAAGAGTATCCTGATCGCATGTTCCAATTTGGCAAAACAATCTCACTGAGGTAATAAAATGAACGCATATCTAATTGATCCGGTCGAGAAGACCGTTACTCAGGTCGATCACTCAGGTGATTACAAAGAAATCCAGAAAGCTATCGGGTGTGGCCTGTTTACATGCGCCTACCCGCCTGGCGTCGGGGCTGACGTGATCTACGTCGATGACGAAGGTCTCTTTGTGGAAGGTCAATCTTTCTTTAAATTTGAAGGATATCCGCACCCATTGGCAGGCAAAGGTCTTGTCTTGGGTTCAACAGATGAAGGTGACTCCAAGTCACCAGACACTGCATTAGAAACAATCAAAGCAAAGGTGAGGTTTTAAGATGCCAAATCATATTGATAATCGCGTGACCATCACGCACAAGAAGCCTGCAATGGCGATGATCCTCATGAATCTGCTAGACAAGGATGATCCGTTCAATCAGATCATTCCAATGTCGAAGCTGATCATTCGTGACAACTGGGGCAATGCCGAAGCGGAGAAGTACGGCGACCAGAACGGGTGGTACTCATGGTGCATTCAAAATTGGGGAACTAAATGGGATGCATATTCGTCTAAGTTTGAGGAAGGGACACCCTTCATTGATGGTGACGGTGATGAAGTCACAGTTATTGAGTGGGCTTTTGAAACCGCATGGAATCCACCGATTCAGATCTTCAGGGAGCTTGTAGCGCGTGGTTTCAATGTTCATGCCCGATACTTGGATGAAGGATGGAACTACATCGGTGAGTTCAAAAACGGGATGGTGTTCGACAGTGCAGTCGATCAGTACGCACCAAGTCATTTGCTAGACGAATTTGAAGTCGATTTTGAGGAGATGGAAGCATGAGTAAATTAGTATCACGGTACGCATTTAGCGATATCCCTAACACGGAAGAAGGTCGTCTTCTGATTGAACTGATGAAGAAGTACCTGAACAAAGATGGGTATTCCATCAGGGTGCGAGGTCAGTACATGACTGATTTCGCCAAGAAAAACTGGAAGCGTTATGAGATGGGTCAACCAATTGATCACTCCAAGTGCCTGCGTGTTTACCTGAATGAGAAGAAGGCATCTTGATATGAGTAAAATGTTTTGTGTAGTCCGCGAGGGCTACAACAAAACTGAGATCGTGGACATTTGCGCCAGTCTATTGGCTGCCCAGTACTGGTGCAAACATCTCAACGATAGCAGTTATACGGAAGACACCCTCACTGTAAAACCAATGCCCGTGGTGGGTGAACTGGAAGCATATTTAGTAGACCGTGATGTGTGATTTAACCGAACATATAAATGAGAGTTAAAAAAGGAGTGTGGTAATGAGTGAGAAGTTTAGGTGGCACTGCGAACAGCAAGCCAATTACGTTAAGCGTATAAAAAAAATATTTGGAGATGTGCAGAGCGTACCGATGTTTATTGGCACGACTGATGAAAAGTTTTTTGCACAGTACGAAAAGAAAAAAGATCTAGAGCGGAAAAATAAACGTGATCCCGTGCGTAAGAACATGGAAAAGTTTAACCGTCCGGTGACGCACACAGATCGTAAGAAAGAGCAAAAGAAACGAGGAGACTACTATGAGTGATCTAAACGAGCAAGCGGAAGAACATCGCAAGAAGCGTAGCAACACATCGCTGATGAATTTTATGCAGAATCACAAAGTGTCAGTGTGTTATGACGGCAAGCATTGGGTTGCCACCACTGGGAAATTTTGTGGTCTAGGTGAAAGCATACGCTCTGCTCTAAGCCACCTTGAAAGGAGTATGTATAAATGAAGATTGAAAAGTTAATTCATTTATATCTGCAATCCAAAGACTTTGAGAGAGTTGGGGCAAGCTCTGAGCACTACAAGTATTGGTTGCGGATCTTGAAAGAAACGGAACTGGATGGTCAGTCCGTCTGGTCGCATCAATGCTCACTCAGACCGTCTGATTGTCAGCGTGTTTATGACAGGTTGTCAGATCGTGGCGTGACATTTGCCAATAGAATCCTGGCGGTCGTTCGCAAGGTCTTTTCATTCGGCGTGAAATACGATTACGTAACCGAAAACCCTTGGAAAGCCGTGCAAACAATCGTCACTCCACCACGTCGAGTGGTCTGGACAAGGGACGATGTCGTTTCTTTCCTGAACGTGGCTTACAGCGACTTTGAGACGCGCTCAGTGGGTCTTATCGCGCACATGGCATACGATTGGGCGCAAAGAATTGGTGACATGCGTCTTCTGACGTGGGATAACCTAGACTTGGAGCAGAGTATATTGAATCTGGAGCAGTCAAAGAGACGTGCCGTGGTTCATTTACCGATCAATGACAATTTGCGTGATATGCTGATACAACAACAGGCTGATTTAGGATGGCAGCCTTACGTTGCACCAAACACAAATGTGAAAAAGGATGGTAGTTATGGCACGTACACGGTGTTTAATATATCTAGAAAGGCGAATCAAATCAAAGAGTTGGCTGGACTTCCTCCAGAACTTCGACTATCCGACCTCAGACGTACGGCGACAACAGAAATGGTGGAAGCAGGTGTCGGTCTTGCACAGATCATGCAGGTTACAGGACATCAAAACCCGCAATCGGTGAAGCCTTACATGAAAAATACCTTGACAGGTGCGACAAATGCGCTTACGCTCCGCTCTGCACACACGGCAGGTGAAACATCATGAGAATACACACTTTCATTGAATCATTGGATCTAGCCTTAGACGAAACATACAGAGGCAATTGCCCAGTGTGTCACGGTAAAAACACATTCACTGCAACTAAAGAGCATGGCAATCTATTGTGGAACTGCTACAAGCTTGGGTGCAATGCATCTGGATCAAAGCAAGTTAATCTGACAGTCGAAGAGATTAAACAGATAAGAGAGCAGAAAAACTCCACAAACGTGCCTGAGAGTTACGAAGACTTGATGTATCAGGCGTTTGACAGACCACCATACCTGACGGCAGTAACACAAGAACGTGCTGATGT